GGAGCAGCGGGCCGATGGCGGCGATGACCGCCAGGATGACCGAGATGACCTGTCTCTGCCCCGGAGTGAGCTGATTCAGTTTGTCGGTGATACCCTGGATGACTCCGGTGACCTTTTCCACAGCGGGAGTAAGAGTCTCTCCGAAAGCGATCGCCAGTTCTCCGAGGGAACTCTTCAGGACTGTCAGCTTTCCGTTGAGGTTGTCTTCCATCACGGAGGCCATCGTCTCAGCGGATCCACTGTACTCCTCGATGATCTCATCGCCGTCGGCGAGCGCCTGAGACATGGTCTTAATACTGCCGTCCGCTGTCTTGACGAAGGTGTCCGACGCGCCGTCGACCGCAGCCGTCAGCTTTTCATAGTCCTCCGCAGAAGCATTGACCAGAGCCAGGAGACCCGGCATGCCTCGCTGCCCCGCGAGCATGGCTGCGGCTCTTGCCTTCTCAGCGCCCTCCGCGCCGTATGCCTGCTTGGTCAGCTCTTCGAGCTCCTTGTCGTACTGGCTCTGAGTGATCGTGCCGTCCTCGAGATCTGTGTCGAGCTGCGAGATCTTCGTGTTGAACTCTTCGACCGGCATGTTGATCTGTCCGAAGCTGCTTCGGAGCTGATCCATGATCTCGCGGAAGGAATACATGTTGCCTTCGGAGTCCGCCAGAGAAATCCCGAGACGGTTCATAGCTGTTTCAGAGTCTTTTGTCGGCTTAGCCATCCTCGTGAAAATAGCGTTGAGAGATGTACCTGCCTGAGACGACTTAATGCCCGCGTTGGCCATAAGGCCGAGAGCGACAGCGACGTCTTCGGCAGAGTAGCCGAGAGCTCCGGCCGTCGGCGCAGCATACTTGAAGGACTCGCCAAGCATCGAAACGTTGGTGTTGGCGTTGGAGCTCGCCGACGCGAGTACGTCCGCGAAGTGACCGGAGTCCTCCGCCTTCAGTCCGAATGCGGTCAGCGCATCCGTTACGATGTCCGAAGTAGTTGCAAGGTCTTCTCCGGATGCCGCCGCGAGGTTAAGGATGCCGGGAAGGCCGGAGATCATCTGGTCTGTCTTCCATCCTGCCATGGCCATGTAGCTCATGGCGTCCGCAGATTCAGATGCGGAGAACTTTGTCGACATGCCCATCTCACGCGCCTTGTCCTTCAGCGCCTGCAAATCGTCGCCCGTAGCTCCGGAGATGGCCGAGACCTTACTCATCGAGGATTCGAAGTCTGCAGATGCCTTGACGGCAACCGCGCCGGCGCCCACGATCGGAGCCGTGACGTAAGTCGAGAGCGTCTGCCCCGCTCCTGCGAGCGATTCACCGACTTCCTTCATTTTGGCCGCCGCGGCTTCGAGCTTCTGCTTCGAGACGGATCCGAACTGCTTATACTCGTTCTCGAGGCTCTTCAGCTTGGCTTCGGTCTCGCCGATCTCCTGCTGCAACGCGTCATACTTGTCCTGGCCGATCTGCTCCGGCGTGACCTGCTTGGCCGCATCCTTGAGGATCTGCAGCCTCTCCTTTGTGGCGACGATTGCATTTTTCAGCTCCTTCTGCTTCTGAACGAGAAGGGTTGTGTTGCTCGGATCGAGCTTTAGCGCCTTATTGATGTCCTTAAGAGATCGTGTGCTTGACCGGACTTCGGTATCAACATGCCTGAGCGCCGTCTGAAGTTTGGTTGTGTCGCCCCCGATCTCTATTGTGATGCCTTTGATATTTCCGGCCATGTGCTATCTCCTTAGAATTTGTCAAAATCTTCCTGAGTGGCTACTGTGTCATAGTGCGCGTCGTCGTTTGAAAGTTCTATCAGAATGTCAAAAATGGCTCCGATCGAGTAATCATCAAGGTCACTCGGCCGGAGCCCACACTGCACACATCTGAGCTCAAAAAGAGCTGTTGTGAATTTTCTTTCGGTCGGACGACGCTTTACACGTTTTTTTCTACTGCGATGGACTCGTTGCTCGACGTCCAGAGTTCGAAGATGTCCGCGACTGACTGCATCAGCGGAAGCATCGGGAACTGGTCAATCCAATCTTCCACCGTGGAAGGAAAGTCTTTCAGACGGTTCTCCGCCATGGCGGCATGATAGGCCATGACATACGCCATGTCGTAAAAGCTGTCCATGGTCTCCGCGGAGACCTGCTCGTTTGTTTCGGTTGCCTCCGCCTGCGCGTCGGTGAAGGTCTGCATATCAAGCAGCATGTCCCTGTTGATAAGATCTCTGTAGATCCGCGGCGTCCGTCCCGTGCATCGGAAGGTCTCTTTGATGCCTCCGATATCGATAGTCTTTGTGATCATATTTCCTGCGCCTCTCTTTCTTTAGCCTTCGCTCGCTGCTGCAGCGACTGTCGGGATAACGACCGCCGAGAAGAAGTTCTCATAAGACGTGTCCCCCTGGCAGCACTTCGCCTTGACGACGTTGTCGCTCGGGCGGGCTGTCGCTGTGAGGGACAGCGTCTCTGTGACCGGTTCAATCGATGTGTCCGTTGTCTGAGATGCGACAGACGGGCGGGTCGCCTTGCAGTGATACATGACATGGCGGACCTTTTTCTTGTCGCCGTCGAACTCGAAGAGCAGCGCGAAGTATTTCGGCTGCGCATCGGCCACTTCGTACTGCAGTCCGGTCGTTGCGTCTGTCTCCTCACCCATGACGTCCGTCAGGAAGCTGTCCGGGATACGGGCGGCTTCGAAGTCGCCGCTGTAACCGTTGTTGGAGACGGATACAAAGTAATCTGTGTTGTCCGCTCTGAAAACATTGGAGTCGCCTTCCGCCTCAAGGGAGAGGTTGACTGCGCCGGGAATCGCCACCGGTGTGCTGTATGTGTCGGCGTCCTCGTCGTACAGAGCATAGTAAACATTCTTAAGGCCGTACTTGACCTTATTTGTATTAGCCATAAGCTACCTCCATCCGATAGAGCACCTCGTACATTCGCTCAGAGGCGATCCATCTTTCGCTCTTTTCATAAAAAAATCCGTGCCCTTTAAGCACGGTCTCAACTTGCAGTTCAAGTGCCGGGCTCTTAACGTCTGTGTAGAGCTCGACGTGGAGAGCCGAGGCGGAGAAGTACATTCCGTCATCAGCTCCAAAGGGATTTGTTTCAGGCATAAGCCAGACAATAAAGGGCGGGTCGACTGCGTCCTCCGTCCCGAAGTGGTCATACGCGCAGGGAAGGTCGATCTCGTGGATCATCGCCTTGATATCGGCATAGGTCATTGTCATTCCTCAGCCCTCCTCTTCTGGAGCGCCGCGTGGATCTTGAGCGACTGTCCCTTGTCCGCCATGCGGTCGATGTATTTGATGTCGTAGATCTGTCCGTCCAGGACAGCCCGGAAGCCCTGCGGCTTTATCGCACGGGTCTCGCTGCAGGAGCGGACCGTAAAGCTCACGCTCTCGCCCGGTGTCGTAGATGCATCGCCGTCAAGCTCGCTCCCTGTGGATGTCAACATCGTCGCCCAGCACGCGTAATAGGACGACCAGCGAGTAACTCTGTTGTCGTACTCGTCGCTGACCGTTTCGGAACACTCGAAGACAATCCTTGTCCGAAGGTCGTTAATCCTCATCAGAACCTCGCCTCCCTTGATCCGAAAAGGAGGCTCCTGAGATCGAGCGTCAGCTGGTGATGATTGGCCTCTTCTCTATGTTCATAGAGATATCCGAGAGCGTAGTACGTGGCGATGCGGATATCCGCTGTCACGTTCTTCCCTTCATCGTCCAGATCCGCTTCCGTCAGCCTCGCCGCATCGAGAGCCAGTTTCTGAGCGCTCTCCGTCAGCTGATCTATCAGATAATCTTCGTCGCTGGAGTCCACGCGCAAGTAAACCTTAGCTTCTTCAGTCGTGATGAGCGTCATGCTGCCTCCTTTCCGTAATAAGGGACGCGGGCCCCGGAGGACCCGCCGTTATAGGCTGCGATGACGCGATCAGGCTGTCAGAGTAAGGATCTGGACAGCTTCCTTCAGTGTCAGGATACCGTCTACGCGCTCCTTGCAGACGAAGCCCACCATACCGTTGCCTGCGAAGAGCTCCTTCAGCTCCTGGAAAGATCTCACGCCGCGGTCGCCGATGTTGTAGAACTTGAAATCGCCGTATGCGATGCCCGTTGTCGGAGCGTAAGCGGAGGTCTCAAGGTTGTAACCGCAGAGCTTATCCGGCTCGCCTGCCTGGTATGCCGGCTGCCACAGGTAGAAGCCGTTCGGGTCTTTGAACTTGCGGACCTTTGCGACATTGATGTCGTTCATAATGAAGGTCGCGTTCTTGCGATACGGTCTCTTCAGGGAGTAGATGAGGTCGATGATGTTGTCGGCTGTCAGAGAAGCTGCAGCGACGGAAGCGGAAGCTGTGCCGCCGTTCGTAGCATCGAAGACACCGGTCGGCTTGCCGGAGCCGTTGCCTGTGAGGAATGCTTCCTCTTCGGCGTTGCCAAGGGCGTCGGCGAACATGACCGGAAGACGGCCGCTGAGGTTATAAGCATTGTCATAGAGGAGCTCCTCTGTGATTTTGACCGCTACGTGCAGCTTATGAGCGTCGAGGATCTTCTGTCCGAATGTCGGATCATTGGACCATGTGAGAGCCTCGCCCTCATCGACCCATGCTGCCGCCGGCTTTGTGGCGACGACCGGGATCTTATGCTCGCCTGTTGTCGGGATGACCGTTGCAAGGCGGCGCATGATGTTCTCGCCCTCAAGGGCTTCGATGAGGCGTGCATCCCACTCTTCCGGGACAAGATATCCACCGTTGCCGTCTGTGCCCTCCTCAAGGACGTCGGAGACCTTCTTGAAGTTGGATCTCAGGGCTGTGATGAATGCCTGCTCGTACTTGGAGGACGCGCGGCCTTTCTTCTCTTCCGGAGCGCCCGGTCTGCCGAGCAGCGGGCTGCCTACCGGCTGATCCATCTGACGGCCAAGGTCTTCGATTCTTTCCATTCTCTGAATGGATGCTGTCAGCTCGTTGATCTCCTTCTCCATGCGATTGTACTGTTCTGTGTCCTCGCCGGAGAGGCAGCCGTTCTGCTGTGTGTGCGTGTCGAGGAAGCGCTTCGCCTCTTCCCACGCTGTTGCTCTTTTTGCGTAGAGTTCTTTGAGAGTCATAGTGTTTTCTCCTTCTTAAAACTGGTTTTTGAGGTTCTGCAGGCGCTGCATTAACGCAGCGGCGCTGGTGAGGTCTTCAGTGACTTCCGGCTCTTCGGCCGGGGCTTTCGGCTCTGCGAGCTTCGAGAGCTTGTTGGTGACTGTCCGGATGTAGGCAGCGGCCGCGAACATGTGAGAGCTGTTGCTCAGCTTCTTCTCTTCGTCCGGGTCGTCTTCGTCCGGCTCTTCGAGCTCTTTTTCGGGCTCTTCGTCCGGATCCGCGTTCTTGCGGGTCATCATGCCGTCGCAGAATCCGAGCTTAATGGCCTGCTTTGCGTCCATCCAGGTCTCGTCATCGACCATCTGAACGAGCTTTGCATGGCTCAGCCCGGTCTTGAGCTGATAGGCGTTGATGAGCGTTTCGCGGACCGAGTCGAGGACGTCGATCGCCTTCTGCATGTCGTCCCGATCTCCCCACGCGAGCGTGGAGGGGTTGTGGATCATCAGCATGCCCGTCGGACTGATCAGAACAGTGTCTCCGGCCATCGCGATGACGGAAGCAGCAGAGGCAGCCAGGCTGTCGATCTTGACTGTGACCTTGCCCGGATACTCCCGGAGCATGTTGTAGATCTGCGCCGCCGCGAAGCAGTCGCCGCCGGGGCTGTTGATCCAGACAGTGATGTCGCCTTTGCCCGCGTTCAGCTCCTTCTTAAAGGCGGACGGAGTGACTTCATCGTCCCACCAAGACTCCTCAGCGATTGCGCCGTTGAGCTCGAGGATTCTCTCCTCCGATGTCTCGCCCGCGTCGTCCCTGACGGTTCTGGCGATCCAGCTCCAAAACTTATTCATCAGCTTTCCTCCTTTCTGCCCTGCTGCCCGGCGAAGATGCCGGCGTCCGCGAGCTTAGTCATATTTCCGTTGATGAGGTAGAGGTTGCCGCCTTCTTCCTCCGGGATGAGG